TAGAACTTGCTGAAGAACAGATTTGGAGAATGTGGGCATTATGGCAGAACATAGCATTTGATGGTGTGATAGATTATCCAGATTCATTCAACATACACGACAAGGAAAACACTATAACCTTATTGAAACAGGCCAAAGAGACCAATCCAGCCAACACCGAATTGTTGAAAGAGATTGACATTATGTTGGCCAAAGCATTGATCACAGATGAAGATGTGTTGGAAAGGGTTATCACAGACCAACAGAACACACAACCTTTGAACACAGAGATGACACATCCAGCGATGACCAACCCAACTGAATTGGTCACACATATGAAAGAGATGATCGAACAAGGTTATACCACGGAACAGATTTTACAACTACATCCAGAGATATCTGCGATGTTCAACCAGGAGGGCGAGCAAGATGGCAATGAGTAAAAAGAAAAAGAAAAAAGGTGGCAAAAGAGGCGGAAAAAAAGGCGGTAGAAGAGGTTAATTGGACCGACTACTTCGCTTCTATTGTTTCAGTATGTCCTTGGAGCAAGGCATATTGGGCCAAACAACAGATAGACATAGTTGATTGGCAAGGAAGAATTTTGGCACTAGATGGTTCAGTGGCCCGTGTTTATAAACACCCCAGAGCCAGTGCCAGACAGTTAAAGAAGATGATGAATCTCTTTAATGAACAAAGACCAAATGAAGAATGGTTATACAGCCATCCCAAATTTGGAGGACACAGCACACCGGTCCCAGTGTTGATCCAACAGGACTATGCTCTTTTAAAGAGTATAAGGGACCACATAAATAATAAAAACAACCACTAAATGGTTGGACAGTTGAACTAATGAACTATAAAAAAGGAGAATAGACGATGAGTGAAACGGAAAACAACACTGAGCAGACTCAGGCTCCAGCGGAAGCACCAGCGAATGCTGTTGAACAAACTGAAACTGATGGTAAACAGTTCTCACAGGCTGAACTTGATAGGGTCGTAGCAGACAGAATCGCGAGAGAGCGAAGAAAGTTTGAAAAGAAATATGATGGAATTGATCCGGAGTATTACAACGAACTCAATCAAAAGGCTGAGAAGGAGAAACAAGATAAACTGAAAGCCAAAGGTGAATTTGAAAAGATTCTTAAAGATACGGCAGAAAAAAAAGATGCCCAAATATCTACTTTGCTTAATCAAGTGAAAACTATCAAGATTGATGGTGTATTGCTTGACACCGCTTCTAAAATGAAGGCAGTTAATCCGGGACAGGTCACACAATTGATCAAGGACCAGGTTAAAATGAACGAAGCAGGTGATGTTGAGATTGTTGATTCAAAAACAGGACAAACCAGATATGGTGAAAATGGTAATCATTTGACCATAGAAGATTTGACCAAAGAATTTTTAACGGCTAACCCCCATTTTGTTAGTGCCACTCCATCAGGAACGGGTGCTACCAGTAAGATAGGAGACCAGGCCGGCAGTGGTGAGAAATTAGATGTAAGTAAATTAGATATGTCCAACCCGGACGATAGGGCAAGATATGCCGCATATCGAAAGGACAATGGACTTGCTTAAAGTTAAAGGAGAAAACAAACTATGGCAAATTCAACAACTACTACATTAAATGACCTTATATCACCAATGGTGGCAGAGGCTTTATTTGTAGCAAACGAAAGATCTATTATGAGAGGTTTGGTGAGAAATTACACTTTACCTTCTAATAGTGGTAAAACAATCCAAGTTCCAATCTACCCAACAGTGACGGCAACGGCACCGGGTGAAAATGCGGACTTAACTTCAACAACTATTTCTACTGGTGTCGCTAACTTGACAGTATTAGAAAATGGTATTATGACTACACTAACTGACTATGCGATGAATGTTTCAGAATCAGATGTTGTAAGAGACCTAGGTAAATTATTTGGTGAAGCAATTGCCAAAAAAATTGACACAGACTTAACAGCATTATTCGATGGCTTCACAACAGAAATTGGTGATGGAACAACGGCTTTCACAGCAGACTCAATCTTCCAAGCAGTAGCACAACTAAGAAAATCAGGTGTGCCAGGTGACGATCTAGCCTGTGTGGTTCATCCATTAGTAGCATATGATATGAAGAAATCATTGACTAACACATTTGCTAACCCTAATCCAGGTGTTGGTAATGAAGCATTAAGAACAGGCTTCGTTGGTCAAATAGCAGGTGTTTCAGTATATGAAACAGCAAATATGGCAGACTCATCAGGTAATAACCCAGGAACAACGGGTGATTACAAAGGTGCTTTATTCCATAGAGATGCTTTAGGTTTAGCGATGTTATCAGATCTTAAAATTGAAACTCAAAGAGATGCTTCTCTTAGAGCGACTGAGATCGTAGCAACAGCAGTATATGGTGTAGGTGAACTACACGATTCATATGGTGTTGAACTAAACCACGATTCTTCAATCCAATCATAATAATTGGATTGCGGTGGAGCAACGACAACAATTTGGGTGGGTGTTTTATACACCCACTCATAACAAAGGAGACATACACAGATGAGCAACTATTCAACAGATGCTGACATACTAGAATATGAACCACAGATCAAAGATTATGGTATCATAGACTTCACAGATTATCACAGCAAGACCACGGCTGATATACAAAGACATTTGAGAATTGAATGGTGGCCTAGAGTGAAAAGAAGCAGTCTCACTTCAAAATATTTTTCTACAACAGATGTGGAAATGAACAACACAAAATTACAGGCCGCACAATTCAAAGTGGCGGCGGTGTATCACATATTGGCATACTACATACTACCACAACTGACACAGCATTCATCAGAACCGGATAGGTTCAGAATGATGATAGACTTCTACAAAGGCAAGTTCAGAGAAGAGTTTGATCTTATCTTACAAGATGGTGTCAAGTATGATTGGGATGGTGATGGCACGATACAAGACACAGAAGAACAACCACAACATTTCAACAGATTGGTAAGATAATATGTCAGTTAGAGAAGACATAGCCAAAGACATAGTCCAAGCATTGGGCGACATAACCAATCCAGCAGTGGTGTTGGTGTCAAGGAATCCAATAAACTTGACAGATATGAGTATAGCACAATATCCGGCTATAATAGTGAGAACTTCAGAAGAACAGAGATCAGATGAGGCGATGGGCGGGCTCCGTTTGTCCTTGATCAACTACACGATCCAAGGTTATGTGAGAGCAGACAGTAGTGCTACCACATCAAACAACAACATTGACACACAGAAGAACAATTTGGTCGAAGCCATAGAAGAGAAACTTGAAGAAGATAGAACAAGGAACAGTCTAGCATTGAACTCATTTGTTTCAAGTGTGGTCAGTGATGAGGACAGTTTATATCCAATTGGCAGAGTGGATTTGACATATACAGTTCAATATAAATACACACGAGGAACAGTATAATATGAGCAAAGCAATTAAAATATATAGAGACGGAAAAGAATTTGTTTGTTTAGAAAAACGAGCGAACTTTCTTGTGGACACTCAAGGTTACAGTTTCTCACAAGAAAACAAAACAAAAGCACCAACTAAAAAACGAAAAGCCAAAGTCAAAGTTGATGCTGATGTGATCAAAGTGGATTCACCATTTAACGATGGGGAACCCATAAACATTGACGATGGCGAAACAAACTCGGAGGAATAAACTATGACAACAGCATTTTCAGGTTTTGATGGTGTGATCCAATTCACAGATGCGGATAACTCATTATCAGATTCGGTGATCGGAAATTTAAGAAACTTTTCAATTGAGACTACACAAGATTCAATCGAAACGACTTCTATGGAAGACAGCGGACACAGAACTTTTAAACCAGGCTTATCATCATTCACTATTTCAGGCGATGTATTTTTTGACTATACAGATGCGGTTCAGTTAAAAATGGAACAATTGACTTCAAAAGACGACACGACAACAGGCAACAATGAAATGGCGACTTTTAAGGCATATCCAGCAGGGAACTCAACAGGTATGGCAAAATACTCGGGAGACATTATTATTACAAGTTTCTCAGTGACATCAAATGTTGACGGAGTGGTAGAAGCAAGTTTCAGTGCTCAAGGCAGTGGACCATTAGCAGTAGTAGCCGCAAGTTAGGTAGTTTATGATCGGTGTTAAAGTTGTAGGTGGTTTTGATGCTAACAAGATGGGCAAACAAGTCCAGAAGATGTTAGACCAGATCAAAAATGAAACTTATAAAACAGCCCGATCATTTACACCTGTAGACACAGGCTATGCTAAGAGTCAGTGGGATAAGCAATCAACATCCCAAGGATTCAAAGTAAAGAACGATACGGACTATATCCAATTTTTGGATAAAGGCCACAGCAGACAGGCCCCACAGGGCATAACAAAACCGACTGTCAGGAAGATGACAGGGTATATTAAAAGCAGGAGATTAAAACGATGACTGAATCGGACAAAAAGAATACACCATCGGCACTTGAGGCCGCAACTGG